TCATGTATATCCAGAATTCCTGGACGTTTATTTTACAACAACTTTTGACCGTTATGGAGTTACAGACCATATGGACTTGAACCAATACTCGCGGATTTAAACGGTACAGGGTCAAATTCTTTGAAAATCTCATAATCTATGACGGTCTCGAATTCTACGGGGTGGGACATCATCTTGAAGTGATTCCAATTCTTTTGTAAATTCTGGGGGATAGAGGTCCCCTCTCGTCGAAGCGATCTGACCTAATTTTACAAATGTTGGTCCAAGGTCGAGGAGTTCCCCTTTTGTCCATTGACCAAGCTCTTTTTTGTTTTGTACAGTGGCATTCTTCCATATGAACTTACCCGCAAACTTCCACGTTTTCAACTTTCTACTAGGAAGTTTGATTGGTACGTGTTGCGCAACACATAACATTCTACTTTCTGTAAAGTTTTTTATTTTCTGAAGTTATATAAATGGTTAAAGTTGCCAATTTGTTCAGTCCTGTCACCGGACCGGCTGAAACGTTAATCAAGACACAACCCATTATATTCTCATTGCTCATTATGTATCAGGGTCTCTTCTCTGGTAATGCGATCAGGATTCCGGAAAGACTTCGAGTATTATTTGAAAATAAAATTTTCAGATTCATGTCCCTCATGCTCATAGACATTCACGGCCACAAAAGATATCGAATACGCATTGTTTTCGACCCTGATATTCTTGTCCATCATGTACGCACTCAAAACACCAGAAGAGCGTAGAGAGACTGGGCTTATTTAATATATCTTCTAAAGATAGAATGAAGATTCATATCGTCGGCGCTGGACCCACCGGGATGTCCCTCGCGTGGGAAGTATTAAAGTCGGGAGAACATGAAGTCGTTATTTATGATCGAAAAGTGTCAGCGGGTGGTTCTTGGTGGGAACCGAGTGAAGAAGTCCGAGATCTTCACGCACACAGGATTGTATTCGATCGGGCGTTCGTCAATACACAGTCACTTTTGAATGAGATGGACATTTCGTGGGATACACTTTTTCAACCCGTCGAAGATGGTGGTCATATATGGTTTGCTCTACGCTCACTCAATGTCAAAGATTATGGAACTCTGATTACTTTATTTACAAAAGTATTGAGTCAATCTACAAAATACAAATCAATTTCTCTGAAAGAAGCTGTAGGGACTCTGAGTGAAAGTGGTCAAGCTGTCATTGAACACCTCCCATTGATCATGGATGGCGTCACATGGGATGTTATGTCGGCCTATGAATTCGTAAAAAATTTGGATCATGTTGGTCTTTCAAAAACCCTACACACAACGTGTTTCGGGTAAAGTCATGTGTGATGCGATGGAAAATGCGGTCATGGAAGCAGGTGGAAACTTTGTGTTCAATACGGAATTGGAAAGTGTTGCCTACAGTGAAGAAAGTTACATCGCCAAGTTTTCGGGTGGAAAACGTATAGAAGATGGTATGCTCTTCTTGTGTCTCGATAACAGTCCAGCCCTCAAAGTACTCGGAGATAATTGGGGGTCCGGATGCTGATAAGAAACTCAGAGCGAGTACGTACGGTGCCATTAACGTTCTCCTCGACTACGAAAACCCCATCAAAATTAAAACAGATCTCGAAATTGCCACGAAAACCAGATGGAATCTTCAACCGAAAGTACTCGCGGATGGTAAGACGATTTCATGTGTCATATGTGACCTCACCGATGATGTGTTGCGATATGACCCAGCTGGATTGAAAGCTGAAGTACTTAATCAACTCGAGCTCCCAGAACCCATTGATATGCGTATCGGATGGGGAGCTGAATGGAAAGGTAAAAAATGGGAATTCAGTCAATCATCGGGTGTGCTCAGTCTCTATGGACAACTCCCCTTTTTCGGTAAATGTTCAAAAGTTGCGATGTGTGGTATGATGTCCCCCAGAAACACACCATATTCGAGTATCGAGGCAGCTGTGGAAGTCTCGAGGGCCTTAAGTCATCAACAATTTGGGACGAGGGAACCTCTCCAGCCAATTTTGTTGTCACAAGTGATTTTAATCACCGTCGTATTACTTATAGTTTTAGTCTTAGTGTATCGTAACAGGAACCAATGAAGTTCGTAGCCAAAATACACGAACCATTGTATGACTTTAATAGTAAAAAGTATATCCGTTTTATAATTCCTGTAAATGTCTCGGAAATTATAGAACGCATGCATACAAATAAATCACATCTCCTCGCGAATCAAAATACCGACAACCCACTCGATGGGAGAGTCCTCACAGTGAAGGTACCATTCCGTTATAGGAGAGTGATGTGTGAAGTCAAGGGACGTCCCATTCAGTCTCTACTAAAGGGTGACGAAGTTGAAGTCGTGGTGGACTTTAAAGGGGTTTGGAATGTTGGCAATTATTCGGGCTTCTCTTGGACGCTCTCGAGTTCCTCGGTAATGGGTTGATTGGGATCCCGGGGGAGGTCAATGGTAGTAAGACCACCCTTCTTGAATCCTTCAAAAGTCTGGAGCATACCCTGAAGCCTAAACACTTCTTGGGTCATCTGCTCGATGTTCATACGAATCTTCTTAATGTTCTCTTCAACGTCGACGATAGGCATCTTATACTCATTTAAAGTTTTACGTCTTTAAATAAGTATGCTTACTCGAACTGGATACTTGGTAAGTGGTGGTCCAATTCCAGAAATTAAAAAGGAACTTACGATAAGACCTATAGTCAATGGGGATTATGGATTCCCTCCACCACCTTTCAAAGTTTTCAGAGCAACTAAGAATGGAATCTGCGTTCCAAGATTCTACGGAACTACTAAACTTGGAGAACCCAAAGAGGACAAGAGACCTGAGCCCACCCGCATCAACACTACGTTTGTCGGACAGCTCAGGGATACTACACACCAAAATGATGCCCTCCGAGCAGCAATTAAAGCAGGGCATGGCGTACTTTCTTTACCATGTGGGTACGGCAAGACGACGGTATCCTTGGCCATAGCGTGTAAGCTTGGATACAGAACGATGATCGTCGTCCATAAACAGTTTCTGGCGGATCAGTGGCGGGAACGTATTCAACAGTTTTGCCCAGGTGCTACGATTGGTGTTGTGCAACAGAATAAGAAAGAAATTGAATGTGATTTTGTCATCGCGATGCTTCAGTCCCTTTCTCTCAAAGAGTACTCATTCTCCGATTTTGATACAGTCGGAACACTCATCGTGGATGAGGCACATCATATTTGTGCTAAAGTGTTCAGTCAAAGTCTCTTCAGAATGTGCCCCAAACATATATTTGGACTTTCAGCAACCCCAGAAAGGAAAGATGGACTTACCAAGGTACTTCATTGGTTTATGGCCCCACATTCTTTTGCGGTTGAGCGTAAAGAATCAGGAACAGGTGGAGGTTTTTCAGATTACGTTTGATTCCCCAAATTATAGAAACCCCCCACCATCTATGCGAAATGGTAAGATCTCTATGCCTAATATGATTACTCAAATTGTTGAGGACAGATCAAGAAATAAGATGTTGGTGGAACTCGTCAAGAAAGCTTCGTCTGGTACGAGACAGTTACTGGTTCTCAGTGACCGTCGACAACATTGTGAGTTTCTTCATCAGTGCTTCCCAAAGACATCCGGTTTGTACATGGGTGGTATGAAAGAGGCTGCCCTCCAGGAATCATCTAAGAAGAAAATCATTTTCGCGACGTTCAGTCAGGCTCACGAGGGTCTGGATATTCCGACACTGGATACGGTCATTCTAGCGAGTCCGAAATCGGACATCACACAAAGTATTGGAAGAATCATGAGAGAAACAAAAGGTAAGAAGAATGAGCCCCACATCTACGATGTACATGATCCATGGTCGATCTTTACTGCGATGTACTACAAACGAATGAAAGTGTACCGTCAAGGTGGTTTCAGGATTAAAGGAAAAATGGTGGAAGAGAAGAAGAGTGACTTCCCTCAGGGAAAGTGTCTGTTTTTATAATCTGATCTTCTATTAAATGTCTGGTGCATTAATACAACTCGTTTCGAAAGGTATTCAAGACATATACCTGACAAGTGATGAAGGACAATCCTTCTTCCGAATGAAATTTATCCGTCACACAAACTTTTCTCAGTCACCCAAACTCATCAAAACGATATACGATGAAGATGAAACAATAACTATACCCATTCTCGGTGATATCATAAATGCGGTATGGTTTCAGGGTTCCAATAAGATGATGAATATGTTTATCAATTCGACAATTGATTTATACGTCGGGGGTCAAAAGGTGGACTCACAGCATTTTGATTATTATTCTGATATATGGCCAAATTACTTAGCTGATACATATACTAAATCGAAAGAGTTGAATACGAAAATGAGCTCTGTAAATCCCGGATTTTTACCACTTCAGTTTTTTTTCTGTAATCATAAAGCATTTTTACCCCTTGTCGCGCTTCAGAGTCACCAGGTTGAAATAAAAATTAATTTTGATCAGACAAGATTTCCAATACTTGAACTTACAGAGGATGAAAAGAAGATTGATGTGTACGGAAACTATGTATTCCTCGATAAAGAAGAAGGGAAAGTATCGTGAAACGTCAATTGGATTTGGTTATCACACAGGTTCAACGTATAGAGTACCCACTCAATACAAGTGATGGTTACAACTCTGTTGATATAAGTTCCTTTAATCATCCAGTGAAATCTTTATTCTTTGGATTTGAATCGAAAACAGATGTGTATAGTACCGATTTTTTTACATTTTCTGGTTTAGATCTACATTTAAATGGTACATCTTTACTTGAGAATATGAAACCAATGTATTTTCACACAATTCAGAATTATTATAAATCGGAATACGGTACGTCTGAATTCGACAATACAAGAAATATACCAGTCTACACGAGGTACTACGCGTATCACTTTTGTATGAATGCGTCACAATTTCACCCATCAGGTTCCTGTAATTTTAGTCGCCTTGATAACGCAAAACTCATGATACGTGGCGCATCAGTTGATGCGTCCAGATCTGGTGACCCAATACATATATACGCTGTTAACTACAATGTGTTACGTATAAAGGATGGATTAGCGGGAATATTATTCGGGAATTAAATTTACCACAGGGGTTTAGACCCCATGGTAGACTTAATGTATACATTTACGCCCTGATGGAATCAGAGACGGCGAGTATCATCACGCCGGCAATGAAAGCCATGATGACGTAATTTAATTCAGTCTCTTCGAGACCAATCCGAGGCTTGACATCTCTCACGATGGGTACCTCCTCCCTCTTTGGTCTGGACGGTGGGTCCAGATCCTCGAGCGGACAATACGCTATCATTTATATACTAATTAGAGATTAATTTCTGTCTTCTTCTTTCGCCTGGTACGCTTGGGCTTACTTGCATCGAGGTTCACTTCCTTGACTTCACCACCAGTGGAATCACCTGAGATAGACATGATATCAGAAAGATCATCGTCAGCTATAGTCTCGTTCATCATCGTATTCATTGGTGGTGGGGGTGGCATCATGATACCACCCATGAGGCTCGAAATATCTACCCCGGGTCCCTGCATCTCATACTGACCACCGATGGGTGCATCGGTTGCTGGACCCCCAGGGGCCCTGGTTGTATTCTGTACCGCCGCCATCATATTTTTGACGAGGTCGGGATTCTGCTTCATCACGTCATTCATGTTGGGCATCACAGACTTGAACATACTGTTCGTCAGGTGAAACG